AGAAAGTGGTATAGTGCATTCTCTTGTAGAAGCAAAAGGCAAGCCACTTATTTCTCTTGTATCACCAGTTCCTATACTAGCAACTTCCATAATTCCAAAAATAAAAACTGCGTTTCCAAACTTTATATAAAGACCTTCTCTACTACCATAAGTAGTATTACCACCATTAGTTGGTGTCCAAGTACCTTGTTCAAAGTCGTCAAGCAGATTAGATGCAGTAGCTGAAGTTACACCAAGATATATTCCTTTACTTGAGGCAGTAAGAAGAATATTGTCAGTTACCCTTACTTCACCATCATCATTTACTCTAAAATTTTCTACGCCATTTTTGTAAAAAATATGAGCACCATTTAAAGAATCGTATACTATATTTTCACCAGAACTTGATTTTATTTGCAGGTTGTCAGAAGTCGTTTGATTGCCAATACTATGACTATCACCGAAAGTTAGGCTATTTAATGTGCCTGTTCCATCACCTATTACTTTTGTTAATGCCATTCGTTATACCTCTTCATCTTTAAGACTATCTTGTATATTTTTTGCAGTATCCACAACTTTCAAAGTGTATGCTTGTGTTACTTGTGCATCAGTACCAACAGCTAATGCAATAGAATTTTCATTACAATGTGCAACTAATTTTGCAATAATTTCTTCTTGAGCCACTCTAGCTCTATTGTGTAAAGCATTATTAGACCAATCTTGGACTGAATAAGCTACATATTCTAAACATTTCATTTGTGTGTCTGACACTGTTACTTTAATTTCTGCCATCATATTCTCCTTTTAAGCCATTAAATGCCCACGGAAGTAGCTATATCTATATGAAGAATTAGCATACGCATCCGATCCACCATCTGATCTACCAAAGATAGATATATAATCAGAAGCGGCTAATGTAGTAACGATACAAAATTCACCATTAGTGCCAAATCCACTACCATCATGTTGAGTGTCTACTCTTAATCCAAAATTATTTAAACTACTTCCATTTTTATAAACCCTAAATCTATAAACATCACTAGTTGATGTTCCTATGCTTGTGACTGCAAATTGATAAGTTCCAGCAACTGGAGCGGTGAATCTTCCATTGCTGGTATTATAATGAGAACCTATATTTACATGAGCATTAGAAAAATCAGTGAGTTCAGCAAAGCTAGTTGATAATGAGATAGTAGTTTCAGCCGTAGCTAAAAAAATGGGTTGATTTGGAATTGTTACAGCACCCGCAGAATGAACTCTTATTCTTTCGTTATTGTCATCATAGACACGAAGTGTACCACCAGTCGTTGCAATATCAAAAACACCATCATCATCTTTCAAAACGAGTGTTGAACTAGCTTGTGACCCATCTCCTATCGTAGCTGTTTTACCACCAACCACACCTTGTAAATAAGATGATGTGTTTGCTCCACCTAAACCAACATTACCCGTAACATCAAGTGTTCCGCCAACTGTAGCGTTACCTGTAGAAGCAATAGTTGTGCTAAACGTACCACTAGTTGCACTCAAAGCACTTGTAGACGGATGGTCAACTGTAGCTACTGTTCTAAACAAGTAGTAAACAAATATATTGTTACCAGAGTTGTTTGATGGTGCGCCTGTGAATGTAAGTGTAGTTCCATTACTAACGGCATATGCCACAGATGGTTCTTGTATAACGCCATCTACAGATACAAGTATATCTTCATCAGATCCTACTGCATGTTCTAATGTAAATGCAGTTGTAGAGCCATCACCAGAAAACTGTGTGGCTGCCTTACTGGCTACAAACCTATTACCTGCTTGATTACCTAAATACGGCATTATGTGATCTCCATATAACTCATGGTCACCGATAGCTTATCTGCAACAGAACAATCTATTTTTACTATATCTCCCACATTTAAAACTATCTTGTTACCAGCCATAATCTCAACTGATGAACCAACTGGAACTGGTATATCTTTTACAATATGTGCTGTAGTATTTTGTGTCTGTGATGTTTGTGTTGTTGTACTTACAAGTTGAACTGTACCAGTAACTTGTGCTGTATGTACATTAGCCAGTGTTAATCCTAATACAATAATTGTACTTCCAGACTGAACCGTATAAAGAGTTTCTGGCGATCCAGCACTGGCTGGAGCAACATCTCTTGTAATTACTTTGAATGTATTTGCCATATCATTATCCTAACGCTATTGCTAAAGCTGTAGCCTCATCTGCCGCTGCCGAAGCAGTTGTTGCACCTATATCAGATAATACTTCAGAAGCACTTCTGCCTTCTATACTTGTACCATCAACTCTTAAAAAATCATTATCAGCAACACCAGATGTAAAAACTGGTACATTTGTGTTTGATATACCAGTAGCCGCAACTGCGGCTGTTCCTAACCCAAGTGTTGTTCTTTGTGCCGCTGCATCTGCATCGTCAAGTAATGCTTTACCTGCCGCTGTTAAGTCATACGTTGATGCAGTGCCTGATCCAGTAAATTGTATACCTTTGTCTGCTGCCGAAGTTAAACCAGCTAATGCTTGTAGCTCTGCATCTAATCTTGCATTTGCTACAGTTCCAGACAGTTGAGAAGCATCTATAGTTTTATTTGTAAGAGTAGCTGTTGATGAAGTAGAAACTAACCTAGCATCACCACCAGTGCTTGGTAATGTAAGAACATTGTTGGCACTTTCAGAATGTGGTGCAGCTATAATTGTCTGTCCGTGGCTATTAGCCTCACAATTTAATACTATTTTACCTTGATTGGTATTACCTTTGATAACTACTTTACCAGTTCCATTAGGTGCAAGATTAATATCACCATTACTAGCGGTGGCTAAATTAGAAGAACCAATAGTAGCTCCATTGATCGTGGGTGTTGTTAAAGTTTTGTTTGTCAATGTTTGCGTAATATCTACGGCAACTAGATCTTGTGTGCCACTATCTCCACTGTTAGGAAGTCTTAATGTGTTAGCTGCACTTGCAGCATGTGGCTGTGGCTGTAATGTTTGAAAGTGAGCATTTGAAACCTCACAATACATTCTTAAAGATGCTGGTGATCCACTGTTAGATCTAAAAGAAATCACACCACCCTCTACTGTAAGATCGTCACCTACAGATAGGTCTGCACCAACGGATGTATTACCACTTGCATCTAAAAACACTGACTTGGATGCAGGTATTGTACAAAATATATTTTTTGTACCAGCACTAAAATCAACTGCATTATCGCTATTTGAACTACTTATAATAGTTGATCTTGCTATTGTGCTTGAGTCACTATTTAATGTTCCTAAACCAACTTCAAACTCAGCAGAGCCAGGAAGTATTACAGCATAGTATGTTGTATTAGAGTTACCTATGCCTGCTGCAAAAGTTTCAAAACCAGTTACCGCACCGCCTAATGTGAGTGTGCCAGTCCCAGTTGTGGTCGTAGTTTCTTTTACTCTATCGTTTAGTACAAGTGCCATTACTTCAATTCTATTGTTAAGTTATTTGCATTAATTCTAAATATATCACCACTAGCTATCGTCTTACTTGCATCCAAAGCTCCAACAAAAAGTATGTTACCACTACTAGCTGCGTCTGCAAGAAATACATGTGTGATCGTATTGCTTGTTCCACCAGATGCTGGAAACTCAATATTAGCTGCGTTCTTTGCAGTTTGTGTGTCTGTTGAATCCGCACCTATAGTAGTCCAGTTTGCCGCAGTAACTTGTTGTCTTGCATAGTTTGTAAACGTAGCTTCTGTTAATGATCCAGTTTCTGCTGCACTTACTGCCGTTGCAAGTCCTACATAAATACTGTCTCCAGGTGATGAAAAACTAAGAGAGTTGTTTTTAAATAAGAAATCTAATATTCTTCTCTCTAGATAATTGGTAGCTGCATTTGCTGTTGCCATTTTCTACTCCTATGTTCTCGGTCTTGATGGTAGACCAATTCTATAACCATCCGTGTTTTCTCTTGCCTCTCCAAGATCTTTTAACCTCTCTAAGTATTGTCCATACAAACCATTGTAGTTTTGTATTACATCTGGCTCACCTTTCATAAAACTATAAGCCTCTACAAGAGATCCGTAAAGCAAAGCAAAAGGTGCATTGGTGCTAATCCATGTTGTGCCACTATCAGAACCTGCTGTTAAACTTGCGGGTCTATGATAGTAATTTAATTGTATTGCATAGTTACTGTTTGGTGTAGGTGCTAGAATAAAGTTATCCTCATCAAATCTAGCATAGTATTTTGGTAATCCAGTTGTTGTTGAAGCTGGTGTGTATTCTCTAATGAAGTTTACATCTTTTTGTAATAAAAAACTTTCAGATCCAGATGTAGTTATCTGTAAAGAAAAAGACGCTAAATAATCATTTGGCACTGTAAGAAAAGCATCAGATGATGTTAATGCACTTGTAACATTTTTTCTAAATATATCTAAATCTATACTTTTAAATATTTTCTCTTCAGCGGCTTTTATAAAGTTAGGTATATTGTTTACAAAAACTGTTTCTGAATTATCAGTGTAATCTTGTATTGCTGTTGTTAATGTCGCTTTTGTAAAACTCATTTAT